TATGCGAGATAGGGTATAAATAAATCTAAAAGCATTAATAATGGCGATTCAACGCAAATCAAGAGCATTTAAGGATATCAGTTTGTCTTTTTCACCTCATCCAGTGACAAAAGACCTTCCTGTGCTTACGAATGAGCGAGCAATCATTAGATCTGTGAGGAATTTAGTCGAAACAATACCAACAGAGAGGTTTTTTGAACCTTTAATTGGTACTGATATACGTGGACAGTTGTTTGAGAACTATACTTTAGCAACAGTTACTATAATTGAGGATCAAATTCGAGAAACAATCGGAAATTTTGAACCAAGAGTCGATAATTTAGGAGTTGAGGTCAATGCAATTCCTGATACTAACATTCTTGACGTAAAAATTCTATTTGATATACGTGGACTTGATGTTCCGACTCAATCATTCAGTTTTATTTTAGAACCAACGAGATAATATGCCCTTTACACAGTTTACAAGTCTAGACTTTGACCAAATCAAAGTTCAAATCAAAGATTTTCTCCGTTCAAACTCAAATTTTACAGATTTTGACTTTGAAGGTTCTAACTTCTCGATTTTAATTGATACTTTAGCATATAATACCTATATTAATGCGTTTAACGCAAATTTGGTCGCCAATGAATCATTTCTCGACTCTGCAACCATAAGAGAAAATGTTGTTTCATTAGCAAGAAACATAGGTTATGTTCCAAGATCAAAGACTGCATCGATTGCAACAGTTAATATTGGAAATATTGATTTAGGTGCAACAAATGACTCAACACCTAAGTTTCTAACATTAAAAGCAGGTCTTGTTCTTGTAGGGTCGTCTGATAATACAACTTATCGTTTTTCAATATCTGATGATGTCACATCATCAAGAGTAAGAGATATTGGTGGCACATCATTTGCAATTTTTGACGAACCAATCAGTGTTTATGAAGGAACTCTACTTTCAAGAGTATATCGTGTCGATACATCTCAGGATCAAAGGTTTATAATTGATAGTCCAAACATTGATAGTTCAACTTTAAGAGTATTTGTATCTGGTCCAAGTGATACTGGTCTAGGACGTAAGTATAAGATGGTAGATAACATACTCAATATTAATAAAAACTCTGAAATATATCTTGCACAAGAAGTACAGGATGAAAAATATGAAATATTATTTGGTGATGGTTTATTTGGTCGTAAATTAGAAAATAATTCAATTATTACTGCAAGATATATTGTAACAGATGGTGAGAGTGGTAACGGTGCATCTAACTTTAGTTTTCAAGGTTCATTTGTAAAGAGTGATGGAACGCTATTCACTCCTAACGATACTGTATCAGTTACTACAGTTACAAACGCTTCTAACGGTGCTGAAGTGGAAGATGTGTCTTCTATTAAGTACTTTGCTCCAAGACTCTACTCAGCACAATACAGAGCAGTTACACCAAGAGATTACGAAGCAATTATACAAAATATTTTCCCCCAAACAGAGTCAGTTGCAGTTGTTGGTGGTGAGGAATTAGACCCACCTAAATTTGGACAAGTTCAAATTAGTATCAAACCAAAAAATGGTACTTATGTCTCTGATTTTGATAAAACTCAAATTAAAAACAAGTTAAAAAATTACGCTATTGCTGGTATAAATTCTGAAATAGTTGATTTGAAGATACTATATGTAGAGGTAAACTCAACAATCTATTATAACCCTGCACAGGTCTCATCTTCAACCAATTTAAGAACGGATGTAATTGACTCTCTGAATGAATATGCAAATAATATTGAGATTAATAAGTTTGGTGGAAGATTTAAATATAGTAAAATCAGCACCTTGATTGACCGTGTTGATAATGGAATTACCTCAAACATTACAAAGGTAATCATAAGAAGAGATTTGAAGGCATTGTTAAACACATTTGCACAATATGAACTTTGTTTTGGTAATCGTTTTAATATTAATCCAGCAGGGTTTAACATCAAGAGTACAGGATTTACAGTCAATGGATCACCTGAGACTGCTTTCTTAACTGATGTTCCAAATAAAGATGCTGCAGGTAATCTTGATGGCAGTATGAAGGGTACGTTGAGTGTAGTTTACAAGAACAATCAAGACAAACAAATTGTTTTGATAAAGGAAGCAGGTATCGTTGATTATAAAAAAGGTGAAGTTATATTGAATACAATCAATATATCATCGACTACGAATGAAAATAATATAATTGAAGTTCAGGCATTTCCTGAATCGAATGACGTTGTTGGATTAAAAGATTTATATTTAAGTTTTGACGTTTCAAAAAGCACAATAAATACAATTAAGGATGTAATCGCTTCAGGTGAAGATGTTTCAGGTGTTGTATTTACTAGAGATTATTATACTTCAAGTTACTCTAATGGAGATTTAGAGAGGAAATAATTTATGTCACAAATTGACAAAAGAATACAAGTCAATACGATTATTGAAAATCAGTTACCTGATTTTGTGGTATCTGAATTTGAGAACGCTACAGAATTTTTTAAACAATATTATATTTCACAAGAATTTCAAGGCGGGGCTACCGACTTAATTCAAAATTTTGATCAATACCTAAAACCTGACAATCTTGTACCAGAAGTAGTAATCGGTTCAACGACTTTATCTTCATCAATTTCATCATCAGATACAACTATTACTGTGCCTAGCACAAAAGGGTTTCCATCAGAATATGGATTACTAAAGATAGATGATGAAATTATATCATACACTGGAATAACTTCAACAACATTTACTGGTTGTATTCGTGGATTTAGTGGAATATCGGGATACAATGTCGGAATCACTTCATCTCTTCTCGAAATAAATCGTGAAAGTTTAATTTTTGAAGAAACTACAGCGAAAGAACATACTGCAGAAGCAAAAATTACAAACCTATCAGTATTATTTTTACAAGAATTTTATAAAAAATTAAAAAGAACTTTCTTACCAGGTTTAGAGGATAATGATTTTTCTGAAAATCTTGATGTAGGAAACTTTGTAAAATTTGCTCGTTCTTTTTATCAATCAAAAGGTATAGAAGAATCAATAAGAATTTTATTTAAGGTATTATATGGTGTTGAATCTACAATACTTGATCTTGAAGGTAATCTAATAAAACCATCAGGTGCTGAATTTATCCGTCGTGAAGTAATTGTAGCAGATTTAATAACTCCACTTGGAGAACCACAAAATTTAGTAGGACAAACAATATTCAAATCTACAGATTTAGCAACTAATGCATCAGTATCTGAAGTAGAAATATTAAAAAGAGAATCAAAAAATTACTATAAGATATCTTTGTTCGTTGGTTTTAGTGACCGTGATTTGATTGAAGGTGTTTTTACTGTACCAGGTAAAACAAAAATATTAAATGATGTATCTGCAGGTGCATCAGTCATATCTGTAGATTCTACTGTTGGGTTTGGAACAACTGGAACTGTGATAAGTGGTGCAAACTCAGAGATAAATTATACCTCAAAAACAATAAATCAGTTCTTTGGTTGCACTGGCATAGGTGTAGATATGAAGACTGCTGATGATCTTCGTTTGAACGAAACAATATTTGGATATGAAAATGGTGATTTATCAAAGAGAGTTGATTTAAGAATAACTGGAGTTTTATCAGAGTTAGTACCTTTATCAGACATTAGGTTAATTAATGAAGGAGAGAATATTTTTTCAAAAAATGTTGGTGAAAAAATTAAAAATAATGGAAATACATACAAAGAAATTTTTGCAAACTCATGGAAATATAATACAAGTTCAAGATTTCAAGTTGAAATATTTGGATCTACATTTAGATTAAAGGCATCAATAGACAAATCAAATTTAAAACCTGGTGATAGATTTAGTATATTAAAAAGAAATGAACAAGTTGTAGTAGGTAGTGGTGAAGTTGATAGTGTTGATACAAATTTAAATCAAATTACAGTCAAAAACATTGCTAATTTTTCTCAAGTTTCAAATGAATCATATGATATAAGAAGAATAATTGAAAGAAGTTCAAGTACTGGAGTTGAAATCGGTGAGGGAAATGAAGTGCTTATTTCAGATGTATTAAATGTATACACTGATGGGAACTCAGATGGATATGTTGCATCTAATTCATTGCCTAGTTATACTATAACACCTAATATTGTCAATGAAATTACATCAGGAACCAGTCTAGAGGGTTTAGATTCCTTAAACAACACTTATAGTTTCATAAGATTTTCTCCTCCACCTAATACAAATATAAAGTTTATACAGGGTGATGCAGTTGTTTACAAACCAAAGACTGAGGTTTTGTCTGGTTTAGAGTCTGGTCGTACTTATTATGTTGACCCAGTTAATGTTGGTGGAAATCAAAATATATCAAAGATAGCATTATATCAATCAGCAAACCAAATAGGAACAGCAAGTACAGTACAAGTTGGTATTGGTACGACAACTACTGTTGATCATGAATTTGTTTTACAGAAACATGCGAATCGTAAATTAGAAGCAGATAAAATTTTAAGAAAAATTCCTTTATCACAAAATTTATTTGTATCTTCAAAACATGAAAAACCTGTAAATGATGTCGGAATATTAATAGATGGTGTTCAAATTAGATCTCCAATTTCAGACAGTAAGATTTACTTTGGTCCTCTTGATTCTGTAGATGTATTGAATGGTGGTAAAGACTATGATGTAGTAAATCCACCAAAAGTTGAGGTTGAGAAATCTTCAGGAACAACAGCACTTGTGGAACCAATCATATCTGGTAGTGTTAAGGAGATTATTGTAGATCCACAAAATTTTGATTTTGAAAGTGTAAAATCAGTTTCAGTAACTGGTGGAAATGGATCTGGTTGTGTTGTTCAACCTGTGATTGGTATAAGAAATAGATTTATAGATTTTGATAGTAGAAATATATTTTTCAATGGTGGAATTGATATTATTGATGAAACAATTACATTTAAAACAGAACATAATCTAGAAAATGGTCAATTAATTTATTATAGTAGTAATGGTAATCCACCAATCGGTATTGGTTCTGCTTATGATTCAACAGATACAATAACTGGTTCATTATCAGATGGTGATCCTTATTTTGTCAGAGTTGTTAATCCTTCAACTGTTAGAATATTCAACAGTAGAAGTGATGCAATATTTGGATCCGCAGGTATTAATACTGTAGGTTTAGCAACTGATACATCTGCAAGTGGCATTCATAGATTTAGAACAGAAAATAAAACAACACTAATATCATTAAAAGTTATAGAGTCAGGTTCTGGATATACACATAGAAAATTAAGAGTATTACCATCTGGTATTTCTACTTCATTTGATACAATTAACTTTGATAATCATGGATTCCAAACTGGCGAAATAATTGAATATACATCAGATAATCCAATTCAGGGACTAAGTACTTCAACATCTTATATTGTTAAAAAAGTAAGTGATAGTTCATTTAAACTCGCAAATGCAGGAATTGGTGGTACCTCAACTTCTGATTTTGAAAGAGGTAAGTATGTTAATTTAACCACAACTGGTTCAGGATATCAAATTTTTAATTATCCTCCTATCAAAGTTAATATACAAGTGTCATATGGTTCAACCGTAACAGGTCAATTTACTTTAACTCCTGTTGTTCAGGGAGAAATAATTGATGCATACTTATACGAAAAAGGAACAGATTATGGTTCTACAATTTTAAATCATCAAGTTACTCCTCAAATTAAGATTCTATCTGGTGAAAACGGTGAAATTAAACCAATAATTGTAAATGGAAAAGTTGATACTGCTGCTGTAGTAAATCAGGGTCGTGAATATTTTTCAACTCCAGATGTAATTGTAAAGGATGTTGGAGGCGGAACAGGTGCAATTATAAGACCAGTTGTCCAGGATGGTAGAATTATTGACGCAATTGTAATTAACTCTGGTATAGGTTATAGTTCATTTACAACAGAGGCAATTATTACACCTAAAGGTTCTAATGGTGGGTTCGGTGCCAGAGTAAGACCTCTGACGTTAAATGATAACAAAAGATTTGGTGACTTCAATCTTACATCAAGAGAAGATTCATTAACTTTTGGAGTATTAGGATATTCGCAATCCACAGCAGGTTTCCTAGAAAAAACCTTCTCCGTCAGTCAAAATGGTGAATTTAATCAAATAACTTCACACTCTCCTATTATTGGATGGGCATATGATGGAAATCCAATATATGGACCATTCGGATATTCAGATCCCGATAATATAAACTCAGATTTAAAAATAATAGAGACATCATTTAAATTAGATTCTACAAGTTTAGTTAATAGACCATCTGGATTCCAAGCTGGATTCTTTATTGAGGATTACAAATATGATGGATCTGGTGATTTAGACATTCACAATGGTAGATTTTCAAAAACACCTGAGTTTCCAAATGGAATATATGCATATTTTACAACAGTTGGTTTAAGTTCAGCATCTAACAAAATAGAAGGAAAATATCCATACTTTATAGGACATAGTTACAGATCTCCTCTTATCAATGATAATCTTGTTCTCACGCAAGATTTTGACTTCAATAGTTCAAATTTACTTAGAAATACCTTACCATACCTAGTTGATGAAGAATTTGGAGATAATGACTTTATTATAGAGTCACCTGAATCTATTAGACAGATATCAAAAATTGAATCAGTAACTAAAGGTGATATTGATAACGTTACAATATTAGATGGAGGTTCTGGATACAAAGTCGGAGACTTAACTGTTTTTGACGATACTGATACAAATGGATCAGGATTCAGTGCAAAGGTTGATGAAATTGTAGGTGTTGGTGTCACAAGATTAGATACAACTTTGCAAAGATTTGAAAACTTAGTTTTTGTTTGGGATAGTAGCGATACTGTGGTAGCAAATTATCTACCATTTGTAGAATTAAATGACAAAGATCATGTATCAATTTCTGGGTTGAACACTTCTATATTAAATTTAACTGGTTCATTCTCTGTTGGTATTAAAACAGATACGATTGGATTGGCAAAGACTATGGCAGTCGGTAATGTTAATGGTATTATAGAAGATATTATTGTAACTGATATCCCAAATACAGTCTCTGTTGGTGGTTCATTAAGAGTGGGGAGAGAGACATTAAGAGTTCTAAATCTATACAAACTAAGGAAAGTAATAAGAGTTCAAAGAAACGAAGCAGGAGCAATAGGTATCGCTCATACATTAGGATCAAAAATAGATGTATTGAACAATAGAATTACAATTCCAGTTAAAACAACTAAATTTGATTCTAAGAAAAATGATATCATATACTTCAATGGACCTCAATCAGTCGGTGTTGGAACTACACCAGGCAGTGCTACAACTGTAGAATACGTAGTTGGTGAGACTAAGGAGAACGTATCAATTCCAACAAGAACCATTCGTATTCCAAATCATCCATTTAAGACAGGACAAAAAGTCAGATTAACAAAGAGAAGTGGTGCAAATAGATTTGATGCAGGTAATACACCAAATGCTGCAGAATTTAAACTACCATATGCTGGTGCTGATAATATTGATCTTTTTATAATCAATAAAGGTGAAGATTATGTTGGTGTATTAACATCAAAAGTAGGTATTGGTAGCACAAGTGAGGGATTATTCTTCTACTCTAAGGGATCAACCTCTGGTATTAATTCTGGAACTTACTTCTTTGAGTCAGATTTCACACAGGTTACAGGTGATATAGACAAGGTTACTACAACTGTCACAACAAACGTATCTGCTGCAAACACAACAACACATAATTTATTAGAAGGCGACATTATTAAAATGAATGTTGTACCAAACTTATCTGTTGGTATAGGAACAACCACTCCAATTGTCGTTGATTATAATTCAGAATATGAAAAACTACTAATAAATCCTATCACATTTGCTGCTGCTGATGTAGAAACAAACAGAATTGATATTAATAATCATGGATTGAAGACGGGTGATAAAATTTTCTATGATGGAGGTGCAACAGGATTATCAACTGGCACATATTTTGTTAATAGAATAAGTGACAGGTATTTCCAACTAGCGGAGACATTAAAAGACTTAAATACTTCTCCTATAAAATTAGTTGGATTTACAGCCAATACTGGTGGTGCAAATCAAAAAATATCACTTATTAATCCAAGAATAGACGTAGTTAAAAATTCTAAATTAACGTTTGGATTATCAAGCACAACTCTAGCAAATTTTGATTTTAAACTATTTTACGATAAAAATTTAACAAATGAATTTGAAAGTGCACAAGATTCTACAACTTTCAATGTAATTGGTGTTGGCACAGTCGGCACAACAGGTGCTGAATTGTCTGTTCAATTTTCTAAATCAACTCCTGAAAAATTATATTATGGATTATCTAAAGGTGGTTATATAAGCACTTCCGATACAGAGGTACTAAACCATTCAGAAATTAGATTTATCAATAGTATATACAATGGTGAATATAAGATATCTAATGTTACAAATGAAACTTTTCAAATTTCACCAAATGTTCCTGAATTAACAACCTACTTAGATACTGATTGTGAAACTTTAGAGTATTCAACAAGATCTAGTAATGTTAACGGTGCGATAAAAGATTTTAGAATTATCTCTCCAGGTTTTAACTATAAAAAATTACCTAAATTTAAAACAGTAACAAGTGTTAATGGTACAAATGCTAATATAGTTGCTGTGTCCACATCTATTGGTAGAATTAATGATGTTAGAATTGTTGATATAGGATATGAATATTCATCTGATAAAACTTTAAGTCCAGAGGCATTTGTGCCACCAGTTCTTAATATTGATAACCTTGACGTTATAGAAAATGTTACAATCAAATCAGGAGGAACAAATTATTTAAGTGCACCAAATCTTATAGTTTATAATTCCTTATCTGATAAGGTGATGGATAACTCTTCATTGGTTGCAATCGCACCGAATCAAACTATATCTCAAGTAAAAATTCTAGCACCAGTAACAGGTTTAGATTCAGTCAATCATACAATAGTTTCAATTAACAATTCAAATGGAGTTGGAATAAACTCAATTGAAAGTAGTAGTTCTGGTATTGTTACTTGTTTCCTTGAAACACCTTTGAATGGATTTGTTGATCCTCAACCGTTTGCAATTGGAGATGAAATTTTTGTTGAAGGTATTCAATTAATTGGTGAAACTGGAGTTGGTGCTACTCAAGGTGGTATATCAACTAATACAACTACTGTAGGAGATGGATTTAATTCTGAAAATTATAAGTATCAATTCTTCAAAATTAGCGATTACATTGCAGGTACACAAGCGATTCTTAAATTTAATTTAGCAGGACTGACAACAAATACTGGTATTGCAAAAACTTTCCAATCTGGATTTGCACAGATAATTAACAAAAAAAATTATCCTGAAATACTACCAGTCCAAACAAGAGGAGTTTTTGATCTAAATGAGAGATTATCAGTCAATTCATCATTAACAGATTTGATAGTTGTTGAAATTAGAGATGATTACATTAAAGTAGATGGTAAATTTGAACTTGAGGTAGGTGATAGAATTGTTGGAAGATTAAGCAATGTATCCGCAGAAATAACAAGTATTGTTGAAAATAAAGCAAGATTTAAAACTGATTTCTCAAACCGTCAAGAATTTGGTTGGTTAGATGATATTGGTAAATTGAATGAAGATTATCAAGTAATACCAAATAATGATTATTATCAGAACTTATCTTATACAGTAAAGAGCACAATAGAATGGGAAAAATTTGTTAATCCTTTAAATCGTTTAGTTCATCCTGCAGGATTGAAAAATTTTGCAGATACATCACTTGAAAGTAAAGTTGAGTTAGGTATATCAACAGCATCTACAAAAGATACTATCGTTCTTGATGTTAATAATATACTTGGTTTAGAAGATAAACAGAGAGTTGATGCCATAAACAATTTTGATTTAGTAAGAGACTTTGATACGAGACCAAATAAATCAAAATTTATAGAATTATCAAATAAAGTATTATCAGACTTCACTAGATGTAAAACTAACAGAGTATTAGTGCATGATGATATTAGTGATAAGTTTTCAAGCACTGGTTTCCAAGAAAACAATACTACGATAGACGAAATAACTGAGGACTTTGCAAATTATATCGTTCAAATTGTTGATCCAGATACGTTTGATACACAATTATCAGAACTCGTAGTTTTATCAACAACTGATAATGCAGTTCTTTTTGAAAAAAATACTGATTTTACCACACTTAAACTTGGTGATTTTTCAACACAGATAAACGATGATGTAAAGAGTCTTATATTTACACCTACTGAAAAGTTCACTAAAGATCATGATATAAAAGTTTTAAAAACTGATTTTAACACTGATTTAGTAAGGACAGGTATTAATGCGATAGGTCATGTTGATTTGACTGGAGCAAACGTAAGTGCTGGTGTTGGAGCAACCACAACGATAGCGGAATTTTCTAAGACTGACTTCAATGGACTTTATGCAAGTATCTTTGTACAGGATACAGATACTAAGGAAATTAATTACAATGAAGTTGCACTTGATTTTGATGGTGTTAATACAACAATATCACAATTATATTTTGATGCTAAAAAGGGTCTTAGTAGTTCTGTAGTTGGTGTCATAACAGCGAGATTTGAAAATGACAAGATTAAATTACAAATTGAAAACTCTCGTAGTGCTGAACTTGATGTTAGATCAAATATTGTTGGACTTGGAACAACAACCACGGGACAGGGAACCCACAGATTTTCTGTTAGTGGTCAACCTGCAGGTGCAGAGAGAAGTGCAAGATTTGAAGCAAACTATAATACAGGGGTTGGTAGCACAATTACATATGCTACAATTGATAAAAACAAAGACAGTTCTGTCAAGTCACTTGTAAGAGTTTCATGTGGTAATACGTCTGCAATCCATCAAGTGATATCAATAAGAGATGCTGATGATATTTTAACTATTCAATATCCATTTGTATCAGCAGGATCAACTACTGGTATTGGAACTTTTGGTGGAGAAATTTCTGGAAGTAATATAAATTTGAGATTTTATCCAGACTCTGAATTTCAATCTTTGGTTGAAGTTCAATCATATAATCAAATATTTTATACATCGAATGATTTCTCAAATACACCTCCAAATTTAAGTTATGGTTCAGTTGATCAACAACTTTTCTTAACAACATATGATGGTTTGAGTGGTTTAAGGGCAAATAAAGTTGAATTTGATCTAAAACATGATGGAGTTCCAATTTATTCAAAATCCTTTGACCCATCAAATGCATCTATTTTAAATCCAGCAACTGGTGAGTTTACAATACCAAATCATTTCTATAATACAAATGAGGAATTAACTTATACACCAGATTCCTCATTTATTGGAGTTGCAGCGACTGCTGTGTCCATAGGACAAACTGCAAATATGGCAGGTGTGGTAACTACAATCTTACCAAGTACAGTATTTGCTAAAGTTTCTGATGAAAATAAATTCCAATTGTTTACAAGACCAGAATATATTGCCACTGGTGCTGCGGTAACATTTACAGGATTTGGGTCTGGTAATAATCATAAGTTAACTATGACTAAACAGTTAACTAAAACAATTATAGGTTTAGATGGTGTTGTTCAACAACCAATTACATTCACATCAATAACACATACATTTGGTGTTTTTGATGGATTTACACATCAACCTAATATTGGTGTAGGAGTAACACAACTTATTTTAAGTGGAATTTCATCTGTAACAACTTCAGATTTATTGAAGATTGGTGATGAATTTATGATAGTAAATGAGGTTGGTTTTTCAAGTACTCCAACGGGAACTATAAACGATGCAATTGATGTTTCACTAGGTATCGCCACTCTACCTTGTGTAAAAGTATCAAGGGGACAGTTAGGAATACCAGCAGCAGGTATATCATCTGGAGCAACTGTAAGAGTTCATAGAGGTTCATTTAACATTGTTGATAGTAAGATTTTCTTCTCCAACCCACCAAAAGGAAATACAAGAGCAAGAAGAGACGCAACAAATTTACCATTTGTAAAAGCAGATTTCAGTGGTAGAACATTCCTTAGAAGCAACTATGACACTAATATGTTGTTTGATGATATATCTGATAGTTTCACAGGTATAGGTAAGACATATACGTTAACTGTCGGTGGTGCAAATACTTCTGCGGGCATAGGTGTTGGAAATGGAATATTGTTTATAAACGGAGTATTTCAAACTCCACTAACATCAAATAACATTGGTAATAATTATGAATTTATCAGTGATTCAACTGCTGGTATATCAACTGTACAATTTACTGGAATAACATCCGCAAATGGTGATTTCATTGTTTCTGAATCAGATATCAACCAAAATCAAGTTCCAAGAGGTGGAATAATAGTTTCTCTAGGATCAACCGCTGGTCTTGGATATGCACCATTACAGGGTGCAAAGGTCAAAGCATTTAAAAATAATAATGGTGGTTTGACAAGCATTGTAGGTATTGGAACTTCTTCTGGGTTTAATCTCGGAATTCAAACTGCGGTTTATGATAATGCAACAGGTATTATTACAGTTACAACTAACAAAGTACATGGATTTGCTTTAGAGAGACCGAATACTGTTAAATTAAAAAATCTTGAATTTAGTTGTGTTGGTTATAGTGGTGTTACTACAACTATATTCCAAGATCATGAAAGACCACTATTCCTTGTAGGAATTGTCTCTGATAGAACGTTTGAAGTACAAGCAGGTCCAAGCACGATTGCTCATACTTATGTTGGTGGTGGTCATGCATATGAATTTTTTGAAGATCTTACCTTTGGTTCAGGATATCGTGGTGGTTCTGTTGCGATTGGAGTCACTGATCAAGCATATGAACATAGATTTGTAAGTTCTGGAATTGGTTCGATTAAGAAAACAGCATTTTCAGGAGCATCAAGTCAAGCATTTACTGCCACTGATGCAAAGTATATTTCTCATACTGGTAATTTAATATTAACTATACCAAATCATGGAATGACAACTAGTGATACTATCGGTATTGACACTGGTGGATTGGTATTCAAATGTTCTAAAGATAATTTCTTCTCAAATCATCCTTATCCTCGTGAAGTATCTAAAACAAAAGGTATAGCATCTGATGGTGTAGGTGGTAAAGATCCATTTGCAGGTATACAGACTGGTATAGGAGCAACTACACTTGATACAGTCACATTCTTTGTTGGTAAAGGTGGCGGTAGTGGAACAGGTGCACAAGTTTCTTCAATAGTAGGTCTTGGTGGAACTCTTGCGTTTACGATTGACAATCCTGGTACTGGATATGTAAATCCAGAGATAATAATTCCAGAACCAAATTATGATAATCTACCTGTAATAGGAGTTTCAAGATTAGGTGTTGGTCCGACAACTGATACTGGTTCAAATTTACTTATTGATGTAGAAGTAAGTGCTGCAGCAACCACTGTAGGTATTGGTTCAACAACTTTTGAAATATCTAATTTCCAAATCGCAAGACCAGGTCATTCATTTAAGATAGGTGATAAATTCAAACCTGTTGGATTAGTGACTGCTGCACATTTAACAAAACCAATTAATGAGTTTGAATTAGAGGTATTGAATATATTCAATGATCAATTCTCTGCTTGGCAGTTTGGAGAGATTGATTTTATTGATGATATAAAAAATCTACAAAATGGTTCAAGAGTTAGATTCCCTCTATTTTTTAACGGACAACTTTTAAGTTTTGAAAAAGATGCATCAAATTCACAGTCTGCATTAATTGATTTAGATGCAGTCTTGCTCATATTCGTAAATGGAGTACTTCAAAAACCTGGTGAATCATATCAGTTCCAAGGAGGAACAACATTTACATTTGTAGAACCACCAAGTGGCGAAAGTTTACCTGGTGCAAATGATCATGATAAAGTTGATATT